TTAGGATGGAAGCCAGAAATTTCATTTGACAAATTGGTACAGCGTATGGTAGAATGCGATCTCGAACTAGAACATGCCAAGAGGTAAAAGAAAAACATTTGAACAAAAACTAATTGAAAAATTAGTTGAATGTCCCCATCCAAATTCGCCAGCCTCTGAGCTTAGCGCTTTCTGGGGAAGGGAAATGAAAATACTTAAGTCTGTATTAAAAGAGTTTCCTGATAAGGAATTTTGGCACAAAGTAGAATTTGGCAAAAAGTTTAAAAGCTTGGCAACGGCGTTAGGAGATGTTGGAAAAGTATTTGTAAAAAGAAAATACAGTGAATTTCACTACAAACCACGAATCCTTAAAACGCCAAAAGTATACGATGAAAAATTTGGGGAAGATTTAGATATAGAAAAAAAGAAAAGATCAATAAAGGATTATTTTAATGAGTAAAGAGACATTAACGGCAGAAGAACAGATTACAAGCTTCTTAAATGATAAGAACAATAAAAGGTATCACTACAATCACCTACAGGAAGAAGATTATAAAATTTCTTCTGGCAGTCTTAATTTAGATTTAGCTATGGACGGAGGATTGGGCTGTGGAATACACAGGCTTACAGGAGTAAACGAAGGAGGCAAAACCAGCTGCGCACTAGCCTTTGCGAAACACTTTCAAAAACATTTTGGAGATAAAGGAAAGATTATCTACTTTAAGGCAGAGGGAAGATTATCAAAAGACATGATTAAAAGGACAGGCGTAGACACGGATGAGAGAAAGTGGTGCGTTATTGCATGTAATATTTTTGAAAAGGTTTTCGATCTCATTCGCGATCTCGTACAGAATAACCAAGAAAAACGTAAATACATGTTCATCATGGACAGCATGGACGGAATGTGTCGCCAATCTGATTACGACAAAGCGTTTGGAGACGCAGAGCAAGTTGCTGGAGGGAGTTTAATTTCTTCCGTTTTCTTAAAGAAACAGTCCCTTCCTATTGCAATGAATGGGCATATTGCAATTATCACAAGTCAAGTGCGCATTGAAATACCCACGGGGTACAGCAGGGCTGGAGCAAAGCCAAAACAAGCAGGAGGGCACGCAGTAAAGCATTACGCAAACAACATACTAGAATTTGAAGAGAGGTACAATGCAGATATCTTCTGGGAAAACCCTAACGCTGAAACGGCAGACAAAAAAGGAAATCCAACAGGACACATGTGCAAGATAGCCTTTAAGAAAACCGTAAACGAAAAAACAGGCGCGAAAGTTAGATACCCAATTAAATATGGAAGAACTGACGGCAATTCAATATGGGTGGAAAGGGAGCTCATTGATATGATGAAACTCTGGGGCTACTACGAAAAAAGTGGCGCGTGGATTAAATTTTCAGAAGATATTTACGAGAAATACAAAGATTTAGGTTTGCCAGAAAAGGTCCAAGGAGAACCAAAACTTCTCGCACTGTTAGAGGAAAATAAAAAACTTTCCAATACCCTAATAGACGAATTTAAACAAGATATATTAAAAAGTGGAGTTTAAAACTATATACGGAGGCACAAAACGGATAAAAAACGTTAAAAAAAGAATTATAGATTGGAGCGCCCCAAGCAAAAGCAAAAGACAGAGAGAGGTTAAAAAATTTTTAAAAAAATACTGGCAAAGCCATGTTGTTTTTGAAGAGTTCCCAGTAGCGGGAACCAGACTGAGTATCGACTTTTATAACGCTAATAAAAAAATAGCAGTCGAAGTCCAAGGATCTCAACATACGAAATATAATAGCTTTTTTCACGGCGGACATAAAAATAACTATTTAGAACAGCTAAAAAGAGACGAAATGAAATTTAAATTTTGCGAATTAAACGAAATTCAGCTAATAGAGATCTATGACGGAGACATTATAAATCTGTCATTATTTAAAAAGTTTGACGTCTCGCTGTAAATAGTGTAAAATACTAGTATGAATACACAAGATATCGATCCAGACAATCTTCCCTTGTTTCAATTGCCAGAATCTTTTTTGAATAAAATGTTCGAACTCACTGGAAGCGGAAGCGAACAAAACAGGGGATTCGTCTTGTCCTATGTCTCACACGACGGAAGGCCAATGGTATACGCTCGAGCAGAAACCCAAATAATAGAAATGGGATTGCGCAAAGCCCTAGAGAGATACTTGACAGAAATGGAGCGATCCGAGGACGCTCAAAACCTCAACTCAGAAAACGAAGATTAAACCTTGACTGGAAGACGGTTTTAAGGTATAATCATCTTTATGATTTTTTCGCTAGAGTTAGAGAAACAGTTGCTTGCTGGTTTAATTAAGTACCCCCATAAATATTCAGACATTTCTTCCCTAACAACTTCTGATGATTTTTATTCAGAAGAATCAGTTGTTCACAAAACTATTTTCAACACGCTTACGCAAGCAATAGAAAATGGCGAGGCCGTAAATGAAGCCACGCTTTCTCATAGAGTTTTGTCGTTAGGCATTTCCTTCGAGGATAATATTAGCGTTGGGGATTATATTAATTCATTAAGCCTCATTAAAATTAGCGAAAGCTTTATACTAAATGTCGCTAAGGAACTAAAAAAATTAAGCATAAGGAGGCAGCTTTCTGCTTGCGGGGAAAAGATTTCAAAGGCAATGTACAAGCTAGACTCCTCGGAGTCCTTTAATGACATCATAGCTAAAGCAGACAAGCTTTACAATGGTCAAATAAACTTATACGACGTTGGAGACAGAAAACCAGAAAACATCTTTGACGAGATGAAAGAATGGATTGAGTTTAGGGGCAAAAACCCCATAACAGAATTTGGAATGATGGGGCCACACAAGCGAGTCAATGAACTATACGGCTCTTTATTAAGGCCTGGAAACATTACTGTTATTTGCGCCCGAGCTGGAGTCGGAAAGACCCAATTTTGCATGGACTTCTCAACAAAAATTAGCGCTGAGTATGGAGTTCCAGTTTTGCACTTTGATAACGGGGAAATGAGCAAAGAAGAATTAATCGTTAGACAGTGTGCTGCTTTGTCAAAAATCCCAGTACATCTTCTCGAGACTGGACTATGGCGTCAGGCTGGAGACGACATTGTCAAAAGAGTTCGATCGGTTTGGGAAAAAATTAAAAACATGAAATTCTTTTACTACAATGTTGCAGGCATGAACTCTGGAGACATGATTAACTTGTTGAAAAGATTTTACTTCTCGGAAGTAGGAAGAGGAAAAGAGATGATTTTTTCTTTTGACTATATTAAAACCACGTCAGAGACTAACGATAAGAACAGATCAGAATGGGAGTTAGTAGGAAGCATGGTACAGAGATTTAAAGACTGCATTCATAGAGATATTAAATTCGACGGAGAACCCATGGTCTCAATGATCACAAGCGTTCAAAGCAACCGACAAGGCATTGTAAATAACCGCCGCGCAGAGAATGTGGTAGACGATGAATCTATTTTTTCACTATCAGACAGAATCGTTCAATTTGCATCTCACGCTTTTATTCTTCGCAAAAAAACTGAAGACGAAATGGAGGAAGAGCCCAACTTTGGGACGCATAAACTCAAGTGCGTAAAGTACAGGCACCTAGGCCAAGACGTTAACGGGGCAATTAATCCAATCAGAATGCCGAACGGATCGCTACAACAAAATTATATTCACCTTGACTTTAACAATTTTCACATATCTGAAAAGGGAGATCTTCGAGACTTAGTGAGATACCTAGATCAAAACCCTGAAATTATTGAAGATGGAAACTAATATAGACATAAAATCAGTTCTAGAAAAACTAGGATACCGACTTTCAGACTTTGGTGACGCATGGCGAACTAGCGCACTCTACCGAGGTGGAGACAACCCAACGGCACTAAAGATATACAAGAACACGGGAGTCTGGACAGATTACGTGGACGGAAACAAAAGCATGCCACTCGCTGCGCTAGTACAAAAGACCCTCGGAACAAAAGACCCAAAGATAGTAAACCAGTACATTAATACTGAAAAATCTTTCGGTTTTAAATATAATAATAAGACTAACTCAAAGATACAAATGGAGGAAACTTATCCAGAGGAATCGCTAGAAAGACTATTGCCGCATTATAAATTTTATAACTCAAAAGGAATTAGCGACGAAACACTAAAATTTTATAAATGCGGCTTAGCTACTACTGGAGCTATGAACAATAGATATGTTTTCCCAATATACAACGACACAGGGAAAATATGTGGATTTTCAGGAAGAGATGCGGCAAACAATTCTGGCCGCGCGAAATGGAAGCACATGGGAAGAAAAACTAGCTGGAGCTACCCTCTGTACCTAGGGTCAAACTCAAAATTAGAAACACTCGAATCAATAGACAATAAAAAAGAAATTATTCTTGTAGAAAGTATTGGGGATTCTATGGCTTTATTTGAAAATGAGTATAAAAACAATTTAGTTACATTCGGATTAGACGCTTCCCCAAAGTTAATGACAACATTGATAATGCTTAATCCCGAAAAGATTATTATATCAACAAATAATGATTCCTCTTCCGATAGAAATCGCGGCCTAGAAAGCGCAGTTAAAATATTTATTAAATTATTAAAATATTTTGATATTGACGCATTAACGATTCAACCTCCGCTTAAAAATGACTTCGGGAGAATGCATGAACTAAATATAGACTTTGACACATGGTATAATAGAGAACCAGATAAAAACAAAATGTATCAATACATATTAAACTGCGCCAAGTCATTCAGCAAAACAGTTTTTTCTCCCGCAAAAGAAAAGCTTATCAAATCAAGGATTTTGAATGAATAAGCTTTCAGCAAGCAGGATAAAAGTTGCACAAACCTGCTCTTGGCAATATTGGACAAGATATATCTTAAAGCTTCCCGATAAATCTAACGACGGAGCCAAACGAGGAACAATATGCCACCTTGTTTTTGAGTGCCTAGGAAACCCAAGACATAAAAAACATTATAATAAAATTATAAAAAATAAGGATATATTTGCCTCTAAGTCAGTTAAAAGATTAGTCCTTAAAAACGCCAAAGCAGTAAATGTTGACGACAAGGATAACTTAAAACTAATTAAAGACATGACTTTAAGCGGCCTCGAGTATGACTTTTTTGGAAAAGACGAGTCCACCCCAACCAAATCGCAATCAGAAGAAGAATTTAATATCAATATAGATGAAAAAGATAAAAAATACGCCATTAGAGGTTTCATAGATAAACTATTTTTATACAAAAAGAAAAAACTTGCGGTGATACGGGACTTCAAGAGCAGCAAGCAAGTTTTTAAAGGCAAAGAAGTTACCAACAACTTACAACATCTAATGTATTCGCTTGCAGTTAAACACCTTTATCCAGACTACCTTAAAAGACAGTCGGAATTTATATTTTTAAAGTTTGACTTATCAAAAGACATGCTTGGCCACACAGGCAAAGGATTAATGCAAATGAGCCCAATTAGCGACGAGGAACTAGAGGGCTTCGAGTATGAGCTTACGGAGATTCAAAAATATCTCGACAACTTCAACATGTCATGCGCAAAAAGCAGCTACGCAGCAGACCAAGACTATCCAAAAGACGGAACTTTCGGAGGCCCACTAGTCTGTGGCAAAGAGGGCTACAAAATGTCCAGAGGCAGCTATGTTAAAGACAGTCATGGAAACAAAATAGAAAGCTATATTTGCTCCGTGCGAAATCCTATACAATACTATGCATTGGTAGATAAAGACGGCAAGGTGCTCAAGACGTGCTTTAAAGAAGATAAGAAAAAGCTGCAAGCAGAAAAAAAGAAAGGCTTAAAAATTGTTTTAAAAAAATACGAAGGTTGCCCAAGATGGAAAAATAGCCTTGACTTCGAAGATTAACTGTGGTAACATATTCGTATGTTGCCTTTATTCAAGAGCCACTTCTCAACAGGGAGATCAATATTAACACTTAACCCTCCAGATAAATGCGTGGAAGGTGGGCCAGACAGCGTCTTTAAACTTGCGAAAGAAAATGACCTTAAGGAAGTTATTCTCGTAGAAGATTCGTTCAGCGGATTTCTTCAAGCCAAGAAAAATGCGGGAGACTTAAATCTAAAACTTGTCTTTGGCCTAAGATTCTTAATGGCGGAAGACATAGGCGAAAAGCTAACCAGAGATAATAACAACAAACATCGAATTATTCTTTTTGCAAAAAACGATGACGGAATAAAAGCATTATATAAA